GTCCGGCTCCACCAGCTCGGGGAAAGGCAGGAGGCCGTCGTAGCCGCCTCGGGTGATCCATACGCCGAAATCGATGTAGGCGTCCCGGTTGTCTATATATAATCGTCCCTCTCTCATCTAGTCCTCATTTTTATACCGTTGTCCCTCATGTCCCGCTGGGCGTTGCGGATTTGCCCCAGGTATTCCTCTATAGCCTTCAGCCGGTCCGTGTTCACGGCGATCCGGTTGAGCAGGGCGAGCCCCTTCACGAGCGTGGCGTTGACGCCCGTTATCCCCTTTGAGGTCTTGTCAAGGAATATCAACGCCGTCGATATCATGCCCAGCCCCTTGTCCACGCTGTCCTGCGAGACGGACTGGATGCCCTTCGAGGAGGAGGTACGCCCCGCGTTGGCGATATCACCGATGGTCGTGCCCGTCACTTTCTCCATCTCCTCCAGCTGGCGGGCCGCGTCCTCGATGATCTTGTCATATTGCGCCCTCAAGCCGGCGATATTCTCCTCCGTCAGCCCGTTGCCGCTCGCCTCGGCGAATGACTCGTACCACTTCCGGAGAGGCTCTTCCAACGCCTTCATCTTTATTCCTTGAAGGACGGCGTTATTCAACATCTCTTGGAAATCGTCGGCGAAATCCTTCGCCGATCGCTTCCCCTCGGCGAGGCCCTTGACGATGCTGTCGGCGATACTGTCCGCGGTCGTCCCGGTAAGCGCCTCCCTCATGGCCTCGTCTTGGTCGGCGAGCATCTGGTTGATATCCGTGCCCTCTTCCTTGAGGTCACGCAACCTCTCGAACAGCTTGGCGACCTTCTCCTCCAGCTTGCCCTCGGTATAGAGCTTCTCTATATCCTCGTAGCTCTTGCCCGCGAGGCTGGAATACTCGTTCCACGTCTTCGCCTTCCGGAACCACGTGCCGTGGCGGTAGCCTACGCCGCTGATATATTGCTCCCCTTGGATCTGTCGCAGCAACCGGTCGTACTCGCTCCCGGAGGCTTGTCGCTGTTTTTCCAGTTCCTCCGTGATCCGTTTGTTGTAAGCCAAGGTCGTCTCACCGATCTGCCGCTGGGTACGGAGGCGTTCCCTTAACAGCCGTTGGTACTCCATCTCGCCATGGACCGCCTCGTCGTAGAACTTTTGTTGCTCTTCCCGGGCCTCACGGTTCATCTCCTTGACCCGCTTCCCCATGGTAAATATCTTGCCGATACCGCCGATGACCGAGGCGATCCCCCCGACGATATTCCCGCCGGCGATCTGGGCCGCGGCCGAGACGAACCCGCCCAACGCGGAGGTCAGCTCCGCCACCTGCCCGGCGGCGTAGCCGGCCTCGTCACCGAGGATGTCACCGATACCGCCGGCGATCGTGTCGAGGTCGGCCGTCAAGGATTGGACGGAGGTATCCATGCCCTCTAATGCGGCGGCCATGCCATCCCTGTCACCTTTCCCAATGGAATCCAGCAACTTCTTCCAGTCATCCCGGATCGCCTTGAAGGGCGAGCGGGTACGGATCGCCTCCTCCAGCCGCTTGATGGCGTCATGGTACTCCCTCACGTTCTTGGGGTCCCACGCCGACGTGTTGACCTCCCGGGCTTGCTTGAGCAGCTCTTCCATGGACGGCAGCGCCATCTTGTCGAGGTCGCCGAATATCTTGTCCCACATGCCCGTGTCCCTCAGCTCGTCGATGGACAATTCGGACAGGGCTTTTTTCTTACCCTTGGCGGCCTCGGCTATCGCCGCGTTGATGGCCTCCTTGTTCTTCTCGGTGCGTTGGGATATCAAGAAAGCGACATCCTCCGTGTATTTTCGCTCGATCTCCAGCCGGCGGGCGGAGTAGTCTTGATACTGTCTCAACGTCTTTTCCAACAGGTCGGCCTCCGCTTTCTCGCGGGTACTGTCGGCCAGCAGGGTGGCGTCGGATAGTTCCTTGCCTTGGGAGGCGGGGAGCTGGGAGACGGTCGTCGTTTTCGGCTTAAAGGATAGACCTTTCTTCTTCCAGTCCGGGTTCTCGTTCTCCCATAGGTCTTGCTCGATCTTCTGCCGGGCGAGGATATATTCCCGGCCTTTCTTCCCGATCTCGTTGATTTTCTTGTCATAGTTTAAGGTGATTTGGGCCAGTTCCTTGTCGGAGCCCTCTCTCATGAGGTTGATGTTTTGCTGGCGGAGCTCCAGCTCGGCGTCCTTCTCCTTTTGGGCGAGGACGGCCTTCTGCCGCTCGATCTCCAGCTCTCGCGTAGCCGTCTCGGCCTTGATGACATTGGCGGCCTCTCGGGCCTTTTGCTCCTTGCCCAGCTGTTTGTCCGCGGCGGATCGTTTCTTCTCGTACGAGTCGTACGCCTTCAAGGCCTCCGTCGCCTTGTCGATATCCGCCTTGGCCGTCTTGTAGGCGGTGACGATGGCCGACTCGATCCCGGCGGTCTTGCCGGAATCAAGCAATTCCTTTTGTCCCGCGTCGATGGATTCCAATACGGAGGTGGCTTGTTCTTTGATATCCTCCCAATAGGCCTTGTTCTCGATTATATCTCTCTCGGCGGCCTCCTTGTTGAAAAACGGGGAGAATTGTTTTTGTATATCGGAGATCTCCTTCTCCGATTCATACACGCTCCTCACGTAATCCTCCAGCTCCTCGTAGAAGGAGCCTCCGAGCTTCTTCCCCCCGAGCTCGCTCCGGATCTTGGCGGACACCCCTCGCCATGCCTCTTCCCATGTCTTGCCCGCGGCCCGGAAATCCTCCGTGAGGCCGGGGATGATATCCATGATCCCACCGGATTTGGACTCGCCGAGCTTCTTGGTCGTGATCTCGCGCATCTCCGTCAACGCCTCGGATTGCGTCTTTATGGCTTTCTCCAGCGTCTTGTCGATGGCGCCGCTTTGGGCTTTTAACGCGGCGTTCTCCATGAGTTGCCTGTTGACCAGCCGGTAAGCCTCACGGATCTCATTCAGTGAGCTCTTCTCCGATAGCAGGTTCGGGAGATACTTGCCGTACGCCGTGTTGATCTCGTTGATGGCTTTCCGGTGCCCTTCCGTCCCGGCCGTGGTCTTCTCCAACGCGGAGAACAATGTCCGTAGATGTTGCCGCTCCGTCGCCAGGATGGCGTTGAAGTCGGTCATGCTATCGTTCAACCTCTTCTGGGCTTGGTCGGCCCCAAAAAGCCCCTGTACCCAGTTGATGATATCCTTCCCGTACACGGACAGCAACGTGATCCCCACCACCAGCGCCGTCTGCCAGCTAACGATCGAGGTGAGCACCTGTTTCCATACCGGGATGGCCGTCTGCCCGGATTTCTTCAGCAGGTCATACTCAACCCGCGCGGTCCGGATATTATCGGCCAAGATGGGGAGGTTATTGGAGATGGCCAAGAAGAACATGTTAGCCCCCATGGTGAGCGATGGCAACTCCCGGGCCACCTGTTGCACCGACATCGACAGGCCGTTGAACCCGGTGCCGGCGGAGCGGCTGTAGGCGGACAGGCGGGATTGCGCCGTCTGGATCTCCTTGTCGAGGTCGCCGATTTGTCTCAGGATGCCCTGTCCGGCGTTTCCCTCACGGTCGGCCTTGGACAGGTTATAGTAAGCCGTGGTAAGCTCCTGCAGGCGTTTCTGCAGGGCCATGACGGAATCGACGGCCCTCGATTCCGTCTGTATCCGCTCGTTCAGCGTACGCATGCCACCGCTGATCGCCTCGCGCAGGCTGTTCTCCCGCACCGCTAGCGCCGCCTTCATCCGCGTATATTGCCGGGTGGTGACGGTGCCGGCCTCCAACCCGTCATCCAGCGATCCCTGCACGACGGCGAGGTCACGCAGGGCGTTGATGTTCTCCTGTACGGTGACGGCCAGTTTCCGGTTCTCGGCGCTCATGGTACCGTAGGCCGCGCCGCTGTCGGCGATCAAACGCTGGTAGGTTTTCGCCGACTCGTCGCGCAGGCCCTTGATGCCGAGAGTAACCTTCTCGACCTCGTCCTCCAGGTTCCCCCGGAACTCGAATGTTATGTATACGGGATCGTTCGCCATTTATTTCAGTCCTAAGAATTCCAGTTCCTCCTCCTCGGTTTGGATAACGTTTTCCTCCCCGGATCTCTCTCTCATACGTCCTTGGTCGTTGATCATCATCAGGATGACACACCAAGGGATCTTGTTCATCACCTCGTCGTACGTGAACGCCCCGGTGGCGATCAGCGCGTGGATTTGTCCGAACGGGCTATGGGGAGGCTCGTAAGCCTCCTTTAACTCCCTTTCCCTGTCGGTTGGCTCATCACCGGCTCCGTCAGTCTCAAGCTCGCCGCCGATGTGATAATACTCACGAAATCCGACCCGTCGCAAGTCAGCACCACGATCTTCATCAACTCCGCCATGCCGCGCATCCCCATGTGGGAACGGATATATGAGGCCAGCGGGCGGTTCAGCAGCCATGCCGACATCGATCCCCGGATCATGCCGTAGGCGATCAGTCTCGACGCCGTCACGCCGTGCTTGTCGATATACTCCATCAACGTGCCGATATCCCCGGACATCAACCTCTTTATGTCGATATTCATCCGGCAGAAAAGCCGGGCGATACGGAACACGTTGCTGCCGACCGGCCGTTTCATCCAATATCCTATGGTTTTCTTGCCGAATATCCGCAAGGGCCATGGCGCCGGGAGGATGATCTTGAGCCGATGGTCCAGCAGGGCCTCGGCGGCCTCTATCTCTACCTTGTCCATCACGCGTCGGATTTAGGTTCGCCCAGCTTGTAGATGGCGTACGGTCCCTCGTTCTTGCCGATCGGGGCCAGCGCCTTCGCCGTCACCTCGATCTGGGCGATGTCGGTACGGGTCAGGTTCCAGACGAAACGGGCGTTCACCTGCGCGTTCGGGATGTCGATCACCACGCCGTGCATGGAGATCACACGGACGGCCTTCCGTACCGTCACGATGTCGCGCGGGGCGTGGTATTTAGTCACCGAGTAGGTCTTCCCGTCGATGGTCACGTCCTCGGCGGTCGATACCGTGCCCCCGAACACCTCCTTCAGGGTGTCGTTGTCCCATTCTAGGAAGTTCAGCTTGACCTGTTTCAATCCCGGCTCGTTCCCCACGCTCTCCACGGGCGCGGCGGGTTCCTCCTCGCAGTAGAAGTCGGTCGTGGTATCCGCCTCGGTCGTGAATGAGGCCGTGCCCTTCAAGGTGCGTGCCAATTGCTTCATTACGGCGGGCATGCCGCCTTCCGGGTTCACGTCGCCGAACTGGGCGACCTTCAGGCCTATGGATCTTGTCTTGTTTGTTTCTGTCATGTCTTTGATTTTTGAATTATGAGTCTTGATTTCTTTTTCGGGCGAGAACCCAGCCTAGGGCGAGGCCTGCCAGAACGCCGGTCAAATACCCTTTGAGCGTCATCCAAAAGGGGATGTCCGGAGGCTCTTTCACCTTTAAGGTGTTCGCCAGCTCCTCTTGCGCCCGGTCCAGTCTCTCCTCCAAGGAGAGGACCAGCGCTTGTAGGCTGTCGCATCCGGCGTGGATGACGATCGTTTCTCCCTCCAGCCCGACCGAGGCCGTGGCTTGTCCCTCCTTTTGGGTGTAGGTGGCTCCTTCGGGCAGCCTACGGAGGCTGTCGATCGGCACCCGCAGCGTCGCCAGGCTCGATGGGATTGTCGCGAGGGTGGCGGTGACCTTTCTGTCCCACGCGAGGAGGTCGGTTACGCTGGAGATAGTTGTCTCCCTTGTACTTTTGCAACCGGATACGAACAGGGCAAGTATCATAAGACCGACAACGCTTGACCTCTTCGACAATAAGCCTCTCCAAGAGAGCGAACCGCTCGGATAACGTGTTGCATTGTTTTTGCCATTCCTCTTTCTCATTGATCAGTTGCGCGATAAATTGATTGTTCTTCTCTGCCATCTCACGGAATATATCATCCTGGTCTAACCGGGCTTTACTTTGGTTCACCTTCAGATTGATCAGCCAGTTCACCAAACCGGTCAACCCACCTGTACCGATCATGGCCAGAACGATATTCCAGTCCATAGCTTTATTTGTTTTATCGATTAATACCTATTTGTTCCAGCCAGGCCTTGACATCGAACGACGGGCAGGCTTTCGCCGCCAGCTCGTTGTGGCCGACGATCCGCACAGAGGGGAAGCGGCGGTGGAAGTCCCTCACGTAAGCGGCGAAGGCTTCCCGCTGCTCCGGGGTGCGGGTGTCCTTGGGGGTGCGACCGTCGGCGGCGACCCCTCCGGCATAGACGATATGCCGGGAGACGGAGTTGTGTCCGGCCGCCCCGTTCGTGATCTCCCAGGGATCCACCACGTCGTCCTCGTTGTTATCCACCAGTCGCTCCACCGTACCGTCGAGGTGTATCAGGTCGGTATAGCCCACCTGTCTCCAGCCGCGGCCGCCTTCACTGAGGGGGGCGCAATGCCAACGGCGGATCTCGTCCGCCGATACTTCACGGCCTTCGGGGGTGGCGGTGCAGTGGATGACTAATTGCTTGAGTTTGGCCATCGGTTACGCTTTGTTATAGATTACCGCCTGGTACTTATTACGGATAGGCAGTGCCGTGAAACGTTTCTGGAAACCGATCACGTCGCCACGCTCGCCTGGATCCTTGTACTTGGCGAACACCTCGATATCGCCGTCGGCGCGCATCACCTCCTGGTCGGAGTAGAACAGTGAGCACTGCGCGTCTGCCTCCGCGTCCCCTGTACCGAACGCCACTTTCGTACCGTCCGCTTGCTTGTAATATGGGAGTTTGGAGAAGGTGAAGACGTTGAACCCGAATAAACGGTTCGACTCCAGCATTGTCTTGTAGAGCTTCATATCCTCCAGTTGCAGGTCCGCCAAGTGGTACGGGTTCAGTACCGCTACCAATGTAGCCGGGTCGATGTCCTGTGAACGGAACCAGGCATCCATTTTTAGGATGTCCTCGAAAGAAATCTTACCCGGCGCAAGGGTTTCCTTGGCCGGTGTCAATTCGGCGTGTTTCGCCGGTGCCCAGTTATGCGCGGCGTAGGCGGCCGTCTTCGACTGCAAGGTATTGCGGTGCTGACGCACCACGCTCTCCATCTTGGAGTAGGCCGTTTCCATCTCCTCCACGTTGCGCACCACCGTGTTCTTCGTATCGAAGGTGTGAAGGGGTAAATCCAACGGTGTATCGGGGCGACTCATGGTCTCCACGGGATAATCCGTGTTATCAATCAATACATCTGGAGCGACACCGGCTTCGGCCAAGTTGATTTTGTTGTATTCCACCATCGGTGTCATATCTACCGAACGGGTCAGGAACGTGCGGTCGGGATAGAACCCTTCCATCAACATGGCGATCCAAATTTGCTTTTCTATAGGCATAAAATACTTGTTTAATGGTTATTTAATCCGTTTCTTCAATTCCTCGAACGCCTCCGGATCGTCCGCTTTCAGGCGTTTCAATCCTTCGGGGTCCTCCTTGGCCCATTTGAGATAGGTCCAGTCCTTACGCCCATCCGCTACGGCTGTCCTGCCGGTCGAATGGGTGACCTTGGCTGACAGGGATTCCTTGGCGGGGATGGCCTCCAGGGTTGTCTTAGCCATGTCATAATCGTTAAGTGCCAGTCTCTCGAACGATTCTTTTTTATCGGCGGTAATGCGGCCCTCCTTGACGGCCAACGCCACCAATTCGGTCGCTTTCAGTTTACGGTGGTTGTCCAGTTCCTTCTCGGCTTTCTCGGCACGTGACTGGAGTTCCATGATGGCGGCGGAGATCGACTTGCCATCCGCCTCGTTGCTTTTTAAGCCTAACGCGATATACGCCTCGGCTGTCAGGATGATTTTGTCCATTTCGTTGTTGTTGGGTTTGTTGATGTTTAACAATGCCTCGACGCTTAGTTCTACCCGGTCGTCGGGGATGATATCGCCTTGTTTGGTGTACAGGCGCAGTGCGTTCCTGTTGCTGGGGACGCTTACCAGGCTCACTTCGCACAGCTCCCAGTCGGTCACCGTCACGCGCTCCTCGCCGTTCGGCAGGGTGCGCAGTTCCACGGCGTGGATGATGATTCCGGGGCTGCATCCTTTTAAAAAACCTTTCTTCGCCTGGCGTTTGCATTTCGCCCCCAAAGTGTCCTCCTCGTCATAGACCGCCTTGCCGATCAACCTCGTTCCTTCTACCCTCAAAGCGGTCATCTGGCCGATCAGGCTGGCGGACTCGTGGTTGAAAAGCATCACCGGATTCTCGTTGTAACGTTCAAAGCGTCCGCCGGCGTTCAGGAGGACAAAACCGTGACTGTTCACCACGCTCTCATCGTTCAATGCATATTCGTCTTCGTTCATGTGCGATCCGTTTTTGAGGGCGAAATTACCGGGAGCGTTCCGGGAACGAAAACAGGGGTGAAATTCTTTACACTCTTGTTTCCAGCCACTTTAATTCACTTGAACTTTGCCGGAAACAAAGAACGCTTATGGTAGAAAAAGCAAACAAGGAAAAGGCGGGCATCCGTGTGAAAGACCCGCAAAAGTATGAATACGCCTATCTCCTGTATATGCAGAAGGTTCCCCAGAAGGAGATCGCCGAGCGGGTAGGCGTGAGCCAGCAGACGCTGGTCAAGTGGAAGGAGGACGGCGGTTGGGGGTTGAAACGCGCCGCCCGAACCGTCAGCCGCGACCAGATCATCAACAAGACGTTGATGAAGATCAATGAGATGCTTGACAGCGAGGAGGGTTTCAACGGTGACGAGTTCGCGAAACTGGCAAGTCAGCTGGAAAAAATCAAGTCCGGATATACCTTGGACGATGTAGCCGACATCTTGACGAAATTCGGCGACTGGATTATCGAGCAAAGCGCGTCGGACAAGGCGATCACGACCGGGTTCGTACAGCAGCTCACCAAGTATCAAGACAAGTACCTTTTAATGCGCATTAACAATGGCTAAGAACAAACTGAGCAAGGAGAAATGGAAAAGATGGGAGGAACGAAAAAATCTCATCCTCTCTTATGATTTTCACCTGTCAGACACATCAAGAGAGGTAGAGGCTCGCACCGATATGGCACGTAAGGACTACTCATTCTTTGTCGAGACCTATTTCCCGCACCTCTGTACCGACAAGGAGACCGGGCGTATCACCAAGTGCGGCAAGTTCCAGATAGACGCGGCCAAGTACCTGAAGACGTGTCCCCATACCCGTGCCGTCTTCGAGTGGGCCCGCGGCCACGCCAAGAGTACCCATATCAGTCTGATGATTCCTATCTGGTTGATGATCCAAGAGAAACGCTCCATCCACGTGATGATATTGGTATCGAAATCGGAGGACAGCGCCGACCGCTTGCTTTCCGACCTGCAATGCGAGCTGGAGTTCAACAGTCTTCTGAAAGCGGACTTCAACATTCAGATCGACGAGGGCAGCTGGAGCACCGGCGAGTTCAAGACCAAGGACGGGATGCTCTTCATGTCCATCGGCCGGGGCCAGTCCCCCCGTGGTATCAAGAACCGGGGCCAGCGTCCGGATTATATCGTGATCGATGATATAGACGATGACGAGATGGTACGCAACCAGGCGCGTGTGTCGCAGGCGTTCGACTGGTGCCTGACCGCCCTGCTCGGCGCGATGGACATGGGGCGCGGGCGGTTCGTGCTGGTCGGGAACCGGATCGGCAAGGACAGCATCCTGAGCCGTTTCGCCGAACGTCCGGAGACGCACCACACGGTGGTCAACGCCATCGACGCGTCCGGTCAGCCCTCCTGGGCGGAGAAATACAGCCGGGAGGAGATCTTGAAGCTGCGCACCTACATGGGTGAACGGCGGTTCCAAAAGGAATACATGAACAATCCCGTCAACGAGGGGGCGGTTTTCCTGCGCAAACATATCCGCTACGGGAAAATGTTGCCATTGAGAGAATACCGCAGCCTGATCTGCTACACCGACCCCTCGTTCAAGGCCTCGACGCAGAACGACTTCAAGGCGACCATGCTGGTGGGCAAGACCAAGGAGGGGCAATACCACCTCCTGAAAGCCTACGTGGACCAGACCAGCGTCTCCAACATGGTCGCCTGGCATTACGACATCGACGGCTATATCGCCGGGCGTGTCCCGGTGATGTACTACATGGAGTCGAACTTCATACAGGACTTGATGCTGGACGAGTTCAAGAAGGTGGGAGACTCTATCGGCCACCAGGTCCCCATCCGGGGCGACGGGCGCAAGAAGCCGGACAAGTTCTCGCGTATCGAGGCGATGCAGCCCCTCTTCGAGCGTGGCTTGATTATCCTGAACGAGAAAGAGAAGGATTCACCCGGCATGACGCAATTGGTGGAGCAGCTCTTGATGTTCGAGAAAGGCAGCCGGGTACACGATGACGCGCCGGATGCCTTGGAAGGTGCCGTGTTCCTGTTGAACCAGCGCAGCATGGCCTGTGCCGGAACCTATCGGGTCGGCAAACGTCCAAGCCGGAAATATTAAGCAATAGATAATTCATAAATCATAATTCACAGTCATGTTTTTAGAGATTGAAGAAATGAAGACGGTGGCCGCCGAGTACAAGCTGGAGGAGATCACCGATTACGACGACACGATCGTTCAGGCCTGTATGCTGGCGGCGGTACAACGGGTCACGCGTCTGTTGTCCGGACGGTATGACGTGGAAAAGGTCTTCTCCGCCACCGGTAACGAGCGGGACGCGGAATTGTTGGAGATCTGCAAGAACATCGCCCTGTGGTTCCTGATCCGGCGCTGCAACGTGGACATCCTCTACAGCCGGGTGAAAGAGGCCTACGACCGGGATATGTCCTACCTGAAAGAGCTGATGAAGGGCGATATCCCGTCCGGGCTTCCCCTCCGGGAAGACGGCGGGAATCCGGTCGGCGCGGTACGCTTCGGCAGTAACCCGAAGTTCCGTCATTCGTGGTGAATTTCCAAGACCGTTAAAACGCTATTAAAACCCGTTAAAAACAAGAGATAAACATGAAAATGGATAAGTATATACCCAAACATAAAAAAGGCTCTAAAAAGCCACAAAAGACTTTCGTTAAGCAACGGGAGGGATTGGTGCGGAAAATCGTGCCCAAAGCGATCAGCCGTGTCAGGAAAGACCTCGACAGCTGGCGGCGCGCGCTCCGCCGGGCGGACAGCGTAGACCGCCCCCGCCGCCGGGAGTTGATGGACCTGTATGCCGACGTGATGCTCGACGCGCTCCTGACCAGCCAGATCGAGCAGCGCATCGGCCGGACGCTCTCCTTGGAGTTCAGTCTGAAAGACGCTTCGGGCAAGGTGGACGAGGAGGCCACCCGGACTCTCTCGTCGGCGGTCTGGTTCCCGCTCTTGGTACGTTATATGTTGGAATCGGTTTTCTACGGCCATTCATTGGTCGAGTTATCCACCTCGGAAACGGACGGTATCGGCGTGACGCTGATACCCCGGCAGAACGTGGTACCGGAACAGGGGCTGCTCCTCTATGACAGCACCGCCGACGAGGGAGCGTATTACCGGGAACTGCGGGAATACGGCACCTATGTCGTGGAGTTCGGCGCGCCCGGTAACTACGGGCTGTTGAACAAGGCGGTGCCGCACGCCCTGTTCAAGAAGTTCGCCCACTCGTGCTGGTCGGAGCTGTGCGAGATCTACGGCATACCGCCCCGCTACATCAAGACCAACACGCAAGATCCGGCGATGCTCGACCGGGCGGAGGATATGCTGCGCGACATGGGGTCGGCGGCCTACTTTATCATCGATACCACCGAGGAGTTCCAGTTTGCCCAAGGTGTCAGTACGAACGGGGATGTGTATAACAACCTGATCTCTCTTTGCAACTCCGAGATGTCGCTGCTCATCAGCGGGGCGCAGATCGGGCAGGACACCAAGAACGGCAACCGCTCGAAAGAGGAAGTGGGTGTCAAACAACTGGAGAAGTATGTCAATTCCGATAAACGGCAGGTGGAGGACTGGATGAACTCCATCGTCCTTCCGGCGCTCTTCCGGATCGGTTTTCTTCCGGACGGCTTGCGTTTCTCGTTCAATTCGGAAGAGGACACCGGACAGTTGTGGGAACGTACCGCGCAAGCGATGCAATACTATGAGATCGATCCGACTTGGATCAAGGACAAGTTCGGTATCGAGGTGACCGGCAAACGATCATCCGGACAGGAAGGTTTTTTCGGATCAGCCCCGAAAGAGAATCGGGGCTGACGGCACGGATCAATGAATTGTACCGGGACGGTCTTACTCCTTTTGAGTCCGAGGGTAACGAAGACATACCCGCTATCGACGAGCGTGTCTTCAAATCGGCCCTGCGAAAGATATTCCGCAGGGAGGGTTTCACGGCGGAGATGCTGGCGGAGCCGAAGGTCCGTGCCTTGGTGGACGCGTATGCCGGGGCGTATGAGGGGGCGATCGCTCCCTCTTTGGAGAGCGGCGTGATTCCGGAGGCCATGGCGCGAAAGCTCAAGGAGGATATCTTTGTCTTTTCCGGATTCAAGACCTACCAGGGATTGAGGGAGGCATCCCGCCTGTTGCGCGACGAAGACGGGACGGTGAAGCCGTTCAACCGTTTTTACAACGATATAACGGCGATCAAGGAGGATTATAACCGCCATTGGCTGAAAGCGGAATATCTCTTCGCCCAGGCCTCCTCGGAAATGGCCGCCAAATGGAAGGACTTTGAGGCGGACGGCGACCGCTACAACCTGCAATACCGTACCGCGCACGATAGCAAGGTTCGTCCGGAACACGCGGTACTGCACAATGTGACGCTACCGGCCTCTGATCCCTTCTGGGAGGAGTTCTTCCCGCCAAACGGATGGCGATGCCGCTGTACGGTGGTACAGGTGCGCAAAGGCAAGTATCCCGAATCGGACAGCGTGACCGCCATCCAGCAGGGACGGGAGGCGACCTACCAAGCGGGAAAGAACGGCGTGAACCGTGCCGAGATGTTCCGTTTCAATCCCGGCAAGCAACAGGTCGTATTTCCGAAACACCATCCTTATTATGACGTAAGCCAACGCGAACGGGAAGCGGTACGGGACGCCCTTCATCCGGGGGAGAAAGAATATATGGTGGTACCGACCACCGCCGGACAGCTTCGTATACATAGCGGGCATGGCAAGGGAGAGCGGAAAGAAAACATCCGGGTCGGCTCTTATTTCGCCAACAAATACGGCTACGAGATCGACCTGCTGGATAACCCGGACGGCGTGAAATCGGCGGACAGCTACAACCGGACGTTGGGGTATGAGGAGGAATACAAGGTCAGCCAGACGCCCTCCAAGAACTCCATCGACCGATTGATCCGGGACGCCAAGAACCAAGCCGACCATATCGTGCTTTGGATCGATTCGGATATATCGCTTGAGGATTTGAGTGCCGCCTTGCGTTCAAGGGTGCGCCGTTCTGATAACATACGGACCATTACGATCGTGATAAACGGGAAAGATGTAAGTCTGACACGGGCCGAGATCGTATCGGAGGGCTTTAAAATACGACTGGCAGACCTGAAGTAATCAAATCTGCCAGAAGGGGGCTCACGGCCTTTCGGCTTAGAACCGCCGCAAATATACAAAACATATCAATATGGACAACAACGATTTCCTAAATAATGTCATGCGTGACCTGAAAGTCGAGCTGGATGACGAATTTGACCGCAACTTCGAGCGGAAGGCCTTCTTCGACCGGCCGTGGGCACCGCTCAGTCCGAACTACAATCCGTCGGAGGGATCGATGTTGATGCGCACCGGTGCCCTCCGGCGCAGTCTGCATAGCCGGATAGACGGCACGAGGTTGATTTATGAAAGCAGCCTGAAATATGCCGGATTACAGAACTACGGCGGCACGGTGCGGCAGGACTTCGTCCCCTCCGACAAGATGCGCCGCTGGGCATGGGCGAAAGCCCGTGAACGCCGTGAACAGGGTGACAAACCCGGCGAAGAGAAGTTCCGCCGTATGGCCCTCGCCAAACGGATCAGGCGGACGATTTCAGTACCAGCCCGCCCCTTTATCGGCGAGCATCCCCGTATAAGGGAAATCGCCGCGGAAGTGGTTCGGGAGAATGCTGAAAAGACATTGGAAGAGGCTAAGCGAGCCTTCAAATCATAAATTACAAATCATAAATCATGAAAGAGATTTTGGAAGCCGTCATGCGGCGGCTAAAAGAGCAGGTTCCCGATCTGGCTTACGTCAGCGAAGACTGGGGACAGATGGATTATTACAACGAAGCCCCGCCGGTAAAGTTTCCTTGCGCGCTGATCAGCGTGAGCCACATCAGCTTCGAGTCGGAAACGTGGGGGTTGCGCCGTGCCCGGCTGACCTTCCTGATCCGTATTGCCGACTGTCCCGTTCTCACGGGTAACATGGCCGCTCCGGAACAGCACCGCAGCCGGGCATTCGCTATCTTCGACTTGATGGAACAGGTGGGCAATTGCCTGTATGGGTTCGGTACCGATGCTTTCAACGATATCGAGCAGCAGGAGGTCACCCGTTACAACCGTGAGGACGCGATCCGCGAATACGCGATGACTTTCACGACCGGGTATGCGGTGGAATCAGAAGAGGGATAACTGCCGGTCTTCATTGCGGGTACGTTCTTGGTGGATGTTCACCCCGATGTAATTCAAGAACGTCCGGTAGCACATCGGATAAACCGGATAGACGTACCGCCGCCACACCTCTTTGTAGCAGCGGTCGCGCCTACCTGGTTCATAATGCCGCCTCACGATGTCGCAGACAAGCGCAATGCGTTTTAATGTATTCCGGTGATAACCCATAGAACAGATAAACCAAACAACCTTTGTTTGAACAAAGATAAAAGGCCCGGAAAGTTATTACAACCATTTCCGGACCTTTCTCTTGTAATGTTATCATATTTCTTATAGGACGCTTTTATATGTTGTTTTTGATAACACTTTCTATATCTTCAACCGCTTTTAAAATCGCCACGGAGCTTTGTCGGAGTTTTTTGTTCTCCTCTTCAAGTATAGCAATCTTTTCCCTTTGTAACCCGCTTGTTTCAAGGAGGCGGAGATAATCGTGCCCCGTTCTTAACAAGGCTCTTGAGGCCTGTTGGTGACCTGTTTCACGTTTTATCTCCTGCAACATCCTGTTGTCATCTACGGTTAGATTGCGAATCAAAATGTTTTTAACCATCACTCTTATGTCGTTATTGATTCTTTTCTGCTTCTAGATGTTGTAATCGTTTCAAATGATAGACCACAGCCTCGAAAAACTCAAGGCTTCTCTCACTCTGCCGCTTGGCAATCCGACTTCTTAACCGTGGAATACGTTCTTTAATCAATTCCGCTGATCCCTCCGCGTCCTTGATACATTGGGAAACGCTGGGCACTAAACCCATTTGACGTGCTGTTGTCGTATCCATGTCTTTTTAGTTCATTAGTTGATCCATCCATTCAACAGCCTCTTCAATAGAAGCGGCTTTTTTAAACTCTTTGGTAACACAATATCTCATATACTCACAACAAAGTTCCCCAGAGTCATTAAAATATATGTTATAGGCTCCGTTATCGTCCGCTCCGGTACAGGCTATCCCCAATTCCAACGCTTTTTTCACATTTTCTTTATCACGGGAAAAATAAGCATGAGTATCACCACCGCACCCCTCTAATCCCACCAATCTTATCAATGGTTCCATATTCATATTCTTTAGTAGTTATGATTCAGATAAATATTTTATCAAACTCTCTTTGTCTTTGAAAAGTCTTTTATCCCATTTGGGATAATTGTTTCTGGGCACACTAAGGCCGTCAGACAGTTTATAAACCATAAGAAAACCATCATCAATATAGGATATCTCAATGGTTATTTTGCTTATGGTTGAACGGACAATGTTATCCCCGCTTAGATAGCATACGCCGTCTCCTACATTAAATTCGGTATCTATATTCATATCTTTTTAGAGTTGAGTTATTCTACAATAGTATATTCGCATAAGTCATCGGGGAAAATCTCAACAGTCCGCTTTTTACCTTCCGGTAAAGCGGATACTCTGGCATTACCTAAGTATTGAAAGATACATTGTTGGTATCTGTTAAGCACCTTATATTTCTTTCCATCTTTTTCAATAGTCATCCCTTTCTTGATAGACTTACCCGTAGAATCAATGAGGTATTTATCAAGAAAAGATTGCTCCAATCTTTCTATTTCCTCTTTAAAAGGGGCTATCTTCTTTTTATACTCTTCTTCAATCTGATTGATTTTAGAATATATCCAACGGACATCTTCTGTTAGTTTCTCCGCATCTGCTATTTTTGATTTGTATGTATCGTTGTTCATATTCAATTGTTTTTAGTTGTTAGTTTATCTTATCTTTTACTGCAATAGCACATGTAACCATCATTTCAATGGAGACAACAAGAAGTCCAAGCCAAAAATTAATTCTAAAAGCCACTACGGCCAGAACGACAAGAAACAATATGTAACCGGTCAGGCCTATCAAGCCAAAAATAATTTTATTCATACGCCTACTTTCTTTATTAATAATATCTGCTCCGATTTATCTCGGAACAGCTCTTGCTTGATCATTTGAGTCCATACCTTCAGTATTTTTTATAAAACCGCCTTCTCCTCCGTATTTGTGATAACTCGAAAAAGAAGGCGGTTTTTATTTTCCCGTATGCCTACGCGACCCTCCACTCTTATGTGGCGTCTTCCGGCATATAAGCCGATACATACGTTGTTACCTCGCACGATACGATTACCCGACCGGTGCCTTTACACTGCGGGCAAATCGTACCCTCCTTCCTTCCCTTACCCTCGCAGACCTTGCAGACCACGATATGCGGTGGGATCGTCTTTTCACGTTTGAGTGCCGGGGATTCCGTTTTGACAGGTTCCGCCGGTTTTCTTCTGAATTTGTTTAAAATGTTGCTCATATTCATTTTGATTATCTATTCTTACCTGTTTCATCCGGCTGCCAGGCGATAGTTACGACCGCCTTCAGACGTTTATTCCCTTTACACACGGGGCAATCCTGCTTGATGCGCTCTCCGTAATCATCCACTCCCCAGAACCAGCCGTTGCCGTGGCAATAACTACAGGGGAAGCCGCCGAACTCGACCCGTTCGACAGGACACTCTTTCGGGAAGAGCGGCGGCTGGATCAATAGCGCGTGTTGTTGCTTGCTCATGCCTCTGTCATTCCTAATGGTATCGCTATCCATGCCCCGTTGTCGTTCTTGACCTCAGCCCGGATGAACTGTTTGCTGATGGCCGGTTGGTAGGCTTCCTCGATGATCTGCACGCCTTCCATGAAACGCTCGTCTTCCGATTCCTCGGCTATCTTGCGAAGCTGGACGATACGGCTTGCCTTCAGCGTTCCTTGCGCGTTACGGGCCAACAGGCGGAGTACCATTTTTACGAGTGCCTTCGTTTTCTTGTTGTCGGCAAGCCCCTCGATATACTCCTTTACGATGGCGATGCCGTCCTCCACCGTGTCGCGGTAGCCGTCGGTCTCATAATACCCTACGGTGATACGCTTGTCCCCCGCCGTATTGGTGAAGGTGTCCGTGCGTTGGCCGTCTTTTTTCAACTTCAAGACTTCCGACTTCATGTCGATCACACGGCGGAAGTTATTCAGTACGCCGTTTTTCACGGTCTTGATGCAGTCGCTGACCGCTTGCAAGTCCGGGATCGCCTCCTCGATCGTTTCGTCCACCAGTTCCTTGTAGGCCTCGCGGTCACGTTTGGCCTGTTCCTTGGCTCGTTTGGCGGCCTGTTCTTTCCTGAACGCTTCAAACTGTCTCAGTTCCTCGTCCGTCATTTCGACTGTTTGTTTTGTTGCTTCCATGTTTTTTCTTTTTTTGAATTGTTACACATCTGTTTATTCTGAGTTTCTTTGTATTTCATATATTCCCGGCAGAGGTAGTCGATGGATCGCTCCAGTTTCTCGATCTCCTCGTCCCACTCCCGCAGCAGCCGGCGTTGCGCCTCCATATCCTTCACCGGCCGGGTGAGCAGCGTGTCGACCAGAAAGTCGCGCTCGCCTTTCAGGTAGTCCAGACGGCGGCGCAGGCGTCCGCCCTGTTCCTCGATCTCATCAAGTTTGTCTTGTAGGGGTATATAGCGTGCCATTGTCAATCCCCCTCCTTTTGTTTCCGGCGGATAGCGCGAATCTTCTTTAATAATGCCTCCAGTTCCTCGTAATCGAGCCGGGCAAACCGTTTGCCGGCGATCCGTTTGTCGAGGCAGAAGGCATCGACCCTCTTCCAGTCGGCGGTATCGACACCTGACAGTTGCATCTGGTGAAGCACGGCCGACCGCTTGCTTTTCAGGATACGCATGGCCTCGGTCTCTTCGGCGCGTGTCAGCTTCTCCATCGCACGGATGGCTTCGTTGTATTCGTGGAGCGACATTTCGCACAGGCTGTCGGTACGCCCGTTCGTGAACTGAAGCACGATCTCTTCCTTGCTCGCTCCCGGCATCTGTTTCAGCAAGCCGTAGAAAGCGGCGTAATTGTCGGGCTTTGCGTAGCCTTGTTTGGGTTTCATTTGTATTACTTTCATATCTGATTCGTTTTAGATTAAACCGGCTTCACGTGCTCCCTCTTCCCAAATGACATACCGTCCGGTGTCGCCGATGTAACGCCCCTTGCTGAAAGCTACGTAGCCCTCGATATAGATCTTTAGGTCGGCGTCATACATCACGCTGGTGGCCGCGTCACCTTTAGGGTTTTTACCCCGTGCGTGGCTGATGAAGATGAAGAGTTTGTCAGGGAACGCCTCTTTCAAGAGGATATAATCGCGGTAGTTCATTTGCGTGTACTGGATACTGTCGATCACCACGATGTTGAAGCTCTTGTGACGGGCAAGTCGTTCCTTCAGTGCCGGGACGTCTTCCTTGATGAACGCCAGGCGGCGGCTTACTTCGGCCATGCCGAACCGACGCAGGTTGTTCTGCACCGTCAGGCAGGTGCCTTCCTCCAGCGAATTGAACGCCACCCGGTCGTATTTGCACAGCTCTTTGCAGAGTTGCATGACGAACGAGGTCTTCCCGTTGCCCGAATTGCCCCAGATGAACCAGACACCCCGGTTCTCGGGCGTATCGAACGCCTCTTTCCATTTTCCCTCAAAGGGGAATGTCTCATATTTCTTGTCCAGGATGTCCCGGACGCTTATTGCTCGTTTCATGTTGTTTTCGAATTGTGTTCAAATAGCATTCGAACGGTTGTTTACTCGCCCATTCGTTTGACCCGGTGGATCGCCTTTTTCACGCGGCGTAGGTCGAAGTCGCACGGTTCGGCGTCGCGGATCACTTCGTCGATCTTTTTCCGGTCGCTCAGCCCGTTGGCAACACAGATGGAATAGACATCGTTCGGCGTGGTGGCCTCCAGCTCGAAGAACTTGCGCCCCATGCGGCTGTAGAACTCCTTGTAGCCGGGCTTGCGGTAGCGCAGGCCGTTCTGGATACGCTTCATGATATAGTCGGTCGAGAGGAAGATGATGCCGCATTTCTCCTCCAGCTTGTTGTACATGCTGATGAAGTAGTGGAACACTGGTTCGGTCAGTTTGTCGGCTTCGTCGAAGATCAGGAGCGGGGCTTCCATCTGGATCACGTCGTCCAGGATCAGGCTCCACACCTCGCGGATGTTGTGCCCGTCGGTCTTGATACCCACCTTCCGGGCGATTTCACGCACGAAGTCTCCTTTCTTCATATCTTCGGAACAAAGGATATAGAACACCTCTTTGTGTTCTTCGGTATAGAGGCGGGCCGTCGTTGTCTTGCCACACCCGGCTTCGCCCACCACCCAAGTGACGTTGCGCCAGCGCTGGGCATCGTCGAGCGCGAAGTTGATCTCCTGGTAGGCGGAGGTCTCGACGATCTGCCAGCCGGTTTCGTTCTTTCCGCCACCGATCTGTGCGGCGATGTCGCGAAACATCTTATCCGAAATGTTTTCATACTTGCCGTTCACGATACAACTGATCGTGCCGACCGATGTGTTCTTCAAACTCCCGGCCGCCTTGTTTTGGCTGGGATACTTGGCGACGTAGGCGCGAAGAGCCTCGCGGATGGCGTCTTTCTGTTTGTTGCTTAATGCTTCCATTGTATGATTTTCAATTTATGATTCCTGATTTATAGTTTGCCTGCCACGTTGCTCAGGTTCACCTCGTTGTTGCCGCCGAGCTGGTCCCAGGTGACGTTACTCAATTCCTTGGTATCGCAACCCAATGAAACCCGCAGCGTCCGTCTCTTCGGTTGGCTGTACTGGCGTGTACGGCGGTCGAGCTGTTCCTTGGCCTCTTTGGAGAGTCCTTTCAGGTCGGGGCTGACCAGGCCGTGCTGTTCCGGAGCGACACCGTGTTCGTATTCGATCTCCTTGGCGATGACCTGGCGTTCGACACGCTCGCCGGCTATGGCCTCCTGTTGCTGGCGGATAAATGTTTTTTCCTCTTCCGTCTGTTCCTGCTGGGCGCGGTGGATGTAGATCGGCGGCAGCCCTACACGCTCGAAGCGCAACGCTCCGCCTTTGTCCATCCAGAGCAACCGGACGCTGCGCATGTCGGTCGGATCGTATTGCACATAGAACTGCTTGAAAGTGTTCCGGCGGCGCCATTCCAGATCCGGATTGCCCTGGTCGTCATACACCTCGTAGGTATAGTCCTTTTTCTGCACAGTGATCTTGATGCCGCTGGAGGTGAAGGTCGAGGGTTTCTCGGTCGTGTACCAGAACATGTCGACCATGTCGCGCACACTGACGGCATCGGTCTCCTCGTTCACGCTGTTTTCGTACATCTCGATCCGGGAGATACCGGTTGCCGGGTGTTTCATCTCGTTCCACTCTTCGCGGGCTGCCTCGTAGATCTCGTGCAGTTCGTCCAGCGTAGGGAGCGCATCGATATTGGCGTTGATGATCTCCAGGTTCGGGCGGCTGGTGGCCTTTACAGCGGTCACGTTCTGCCCCGTGTAGCCAAAGCGCGTCCAGAGTACCTGTTGCTGGAAACGGCTGAAGATATTCTCGATCGTTTTCGACTCGCCGTTGTAGGGGGCCGTCGGCCGGTGGATCCGGCTGATCTTCGAGAAGAACCCCTTGGCTGTGTTCTTCTTGTGGCCTCCCTGATTGTCACACACCAGCTCGTAAGGTTTGTGCCTGCTGCGCTGGATAGCCATGCGGAAGGCGTGGTATTGGGCGATGTAGTCTTCCTGTTCGCAGATGTGGTAGCCTAACAGCACTTCGCTGTAGGCATCCACCACCTCGTAGACGTTGATCGTGCGTTTGTTTCCGCTTTCGTCCCGGTAATAGAGGTTCAGTTTCGTGCCGTCGCCATACCAGAGGGAATCCCGGCAGGCAGGGAGCAACGTGTGGTGCTTGCGGTCGTAGAGCTGGTGTGTCCGCATTTCGCCGAACACGGCATCGTGCCACAGGGGTTTGATACGGGGACTGTTCAGCCAACCCTTCATGCCCCGTTCGCTCTTGAGCGGCTTCCAACCCCTTTCCGGGGCCGTGCGGTTGTAGGTCTCGAAGATCTGATGGTCGGTATATTTGGGCATCTGGCTCCGCTTCAGCGCAATGATGTACCGTCCTTCCTCCTCGCCAATCTTCAGTGTGTTCCTGTTGCCATACTTCCCGCTGATCAGCACCTCGTAATGGTCGAGGCTGTAGCGTTTGATCAGTTCCTTCAGCCGTCCGACGCAGCCGGGCAGCGTATGACCGAACTCCGTGCGCAGCTCTTCGCTCCGCTTCATCACCTCCTCCCAGTAGTCGCCCGATATGCCCAGACTGTTTCGTTTGGGACGGAGACGGGCGATATCGCCGATCAGCGTGTTCAGCACCGAGGCGTTCAGCGTATAGGCCGTGATCGTCGATTCCGGAAGCGGCACCAGCTCGCCGTTCTTGTCGTAGCGGTGCTTCTCGAAGAAGTCTTCCGCCCGTTCATCCTTGCGGACACGTCCGCGCAGTATTTCTCTTCTCATGATCTCTTCGGGTTCGCCATATCTGGCAACAAAACGTCGTTGGTATTTGGCGGGAAGGGAGGAATAGACGTACAGGGCGTGGTTCCCCTCGCCGCCGCCCCGGTTGATGCATTGGATATTGCCCCGGCGGACATTGCTGTAAAGCGTGTTGGGTTTGATTACCGGGTCATCCCCGGAAGTCAGCTCTTCGTGTGTCACGCACAATATTTTATTGTAATATTCCATTCCCGATTGTTTATTTGTTATTTGTTCCCGGAAGCGGATTCGAACCGCTGACCATATCTTCTGAATTACCAGTGCCGATTGTTCTACCTGACTGAACTATCCGGGATACCACCCTCGTACCGCGGGCCGCATACCGATACCAAACCAATCTTAATTGAAACCTAAACCTTGATTGTTATCCTTGTCGCTGCCACCCGTCAGCCACAGCATTACCTTATCCATCCATGCATCGAAGCGATCCGCCTCCTCGCCGCACGCCTTCTCGTTTCCGATCAGTAACAGGCTGAACACCACCCACACCGCAAAGAGCAGAAGCCCTGCTGCAAAGTTTCCATATTCCATCGTATCAGCCCCGGCAAGGAGGAACAGCCAACTGATGGCCCATCCGTAAAGAATCACTTTCGCTTTCATGATCAGCCCTCCGCCAATTGTGCTTTCGCCAATACCTTCGTCTCATACACCAGCCCCGGATCCATCTTTTCCATCCAGCCGAACCGTTTTGTCAATAGGCGGTCCAATACCGCCCAGTTCTCCAGGCTCACGCAGTCGTTATAATTGTACCACTGGCTCTCGCCCGTCTCCGGATCCAACCCGACGATACCCCAGAACTCCTTGCAGGCAGCCCCTATACACACCTTACACTCGCCCTTGGCGATCACCACCCGGAACACCGGCCGTTCCTCCTCCTTCCGCCCGGTATAAACCAGCATCCGGAAGTTCACCTCATACGTGGAGTCCATATCGAACGGTGCCTCGCAAAGCGCCTTGTAATCGATTTTATTTGTTGTTTCCATTTTGAATGCTGTTTAAATGATTGTTACATGTTCCTCTCTCTTTACCGACCCACCCATCTTGATTGCCATTGCGCGGATCTTATTTGCCAGTTCCGAATCGGACCGACAGTTCAATGCCTCGCTGACGGTTTTGCGGCTGCACTGAAAAATCTCCTCCAACTTTTTTCTGATTTCTGTGTCTGCTAAAATCTTTGCCATATTTACTATTTAATGATTAATGTTTATCTTTACAGCGTCGGTTACATCTGTAACGACGGTGCAATATTACAGAATATTCTGATATGAACAAAGAAAATAGAAATAAAAACACAGATATTTCTGCAAGAATAGCAGAAATTCTTGATTATATCAATGAGAGTAAAAATTCATTTGCCCTAAAACTAGGCTATGAACGTGCTCAAACAGTGTATGATATAATTAATGGGAAGAGTGCTCCCAGTTATGACTTCTTTAAGAAGTTTCAGCTTTCAGAATATTCTGATATTATTAATATTGATTGGCTTCTTATCGGTCGTGGATCGATGCTGAAAAGTGAGGGAGTGACGCTGATGGGCGAGCAAGTGCCGACTGTTGTGGATGAAAAACGCCCAGAGATCCAGATCTTGCATCACCCGAAAGTGGTCGATAAGGTAATTACCCAACAATCCATCCCTGTATATAATGTAGAGGCGGCGGCTAATCTGAAAACGATCTTCTCTAATAAAGATCAAAACATCTTGGGAGAGATCACTATGCCCGATATTCCCCGTTGCGATGGTGCAATCTATGTGAGAGGAGACAGTATGTATCCACTCCTTAAATCTGGTGACATTGTGGGATATAAGGAGATTATGGACTTTAACAATGTTATTTTCGGGGAGATGTATATCGTATCCTACGACATTGAGGGAGACGAGTATGTCTGTGTAAAGTATGTCAACCACAGTGATCAGCAGGGATACATTAAATTGGTTAGCTACAATCCACACCATGACCCCAAAGACATCCCCGTCAACCGCATTACTGCCATGGCACTGGTGAAGTTTAGTATTCGAATGAACACGATAATTTAATTTGTGATATGATAAAGAGTGATGATTTTGAAAATATGATTAAACTATATCCTGTTAATTATAAGGGGTATTGGTTTAATGTGGATGAGATTGACAATCCTCTTCCTCAAGAATTATTGTCTGGAGATGGAAGAATAGATGCAGAAATAAAAGAGCAATTCACACAACAATTTTACAATCAAATTATATATGCATATATATATAACCTGCAGCAGTTTTTACACAGTAATGGCTTTTACTGTATTATCAAACACGCTAATGCATTGTGCAAAGCAAAAGACAATGTTAGGAAACTGCATGAAAGGGAAGATTATGATAAAAGGATAGCAAGAGCTATTTCTTATTCATGTATAGACATGGATGCACCGGAAAACTATCCTATAAAGGACTTAATATTAAATCCTGATCTATTTGATGGGTTCTTCCAAAAGGAAGTTGTATTGAAATTCAACGAAGACGTTGAACATTGGAACAAAGCACTGAGTAGTTATAAACAAAAACGGGCATATATTAATCGTCTAAACTATTTAAAAGAACAAATGGATATATTGGATAGTGTAAATATATCTTGCATAAAGGATTCGATTACCAAACAAAAGGATTTGTATAATAATTTATTGGAGAAGTAA